GTTCAGTCTAAGCTGGCCGTCAGGCCAAAGTGTGTACCGTGACCGCAATTGATCGAGCTTCACAGCCCAATCAATCGGGAGTAGCTGGTAAACCAGCTCCACGGAGATCGTGTCACTAGCCATCGACAAGTCGATGGTCGCAAGAAGTCCCGAAAGGGACGCGCGAAGTGCACGAAGTTGGTTGATAGACTGATCATAAAGATTTATCCCTCTTTTGAAGAGACGCATCTTTAGAAATGAACCTACAGCAAGCTGTAGGCGAATGTTCATATGCGGTTCGTAGCATATGACACGCTCAGTCTTGGCGGATTTCGGGACCGTCATCATGACATTCCCCGCCACGATATTCAGCGCCATTGGAAGCGCCGAACAAGGGCCATCAGCGTCAATAACCGATGCCCCCCAGTGGGGTGAATCCTGGAGTAACCTGACTGCAGGTTTCCAGGCTGAGACGGTTACGTCTGGCCTACTAGCATATTTGTAAATGCTAGCTAACTCGTCGCCGTACGCACTTGTGGTACGGCCTTTTGACCACCCAGTATCCTCGAAGGACACGGGCAGAGGACCAAGGATATCCGCGATGATTTGTTGAGCTCGCAACAATTGCGAGTTCAAGATTGGATTCACATCCAACCCATCGCGAAGACGCCTCAATCTCTCATTGGTCTCAGAACAACGAGTTTCCGCTTCTTCAGCGGCAGCGATCGCGACACCCTTCAGATCAATGCCGGTATTTAAACCAACACATTTCGAAAGGAATCGAGTAGCAGCGTACGCAGTCCGAAAGGATTCCGGATCGTTGTAGTGCATAGGATCAATCGCCAGCTCAACCAACTCCCGGTGAGACCCGGAGCTGTAGAGCAACCAGACTGTCAAAGCCCGTGGAGAGTCCAGGGCTGAGAGGTAGTCAAATATGAGATGATCGCCATCTTTCTTACTGACTCGCGTCAGAATAGTAGATGGAGAGGGAGCCTTCCCAGGCTTCCCCTTCTTGGTCGATCGACTATTCTTGCGAACTTCCGTCCGCTTGAATAGCTCCTCTGTTGACTTCGAGGCCCACGAGGGGGCCTCTATTGGGCTGTGGAGCACAGGTCTTCTCCTTGATAAGATCAAGGACAGGAATGCCGACCGTAAGGACGGCAAACGCTGTCACTAAGCTAAAGAATGCAACGGTCGCAAGACCGCTGCGGCTATCCTGGTTTATCACCAGGCGGCCTCCCGCTTAATGATTGCATTGCTGAAGTACGCATGGTTCGTGAAGTTCTTCACGTACGCAACGATGTTCTTCAGCTCCTGGTCAGACGCGCGCTCGTGAGCCCACACCTCTACTACGGCAATTGTGCCGTAGGCTCGGGTCGGAGGAGGAACAAAGGAACCGCCAGACGAGGCCGATTCCAAAGTCGGAACGTCGATGACGTACCTAAACTTTTCCATTCCGTTCCCATTGACGGGCGTGTGATGCTCATTCAACGTGACATACCCAACGGCCGAGGCCGCGGACTGGTCACGCCAAAGAGCTACAGCCTTCCGGTCGCTACCCACCATCGTCCCTTTCGGGTCGAAGTTGTGGGCCACGGGGGTGGTTGCACCATCATTAATGGTGATGATTGCTTGTGCGCTCATAGTGAGTACACCTTTCTTGGTCTAAAGAGAGCTTAGAGCTCGTTGCCCAATGACGAAATGTCAAAGGGAGGTCGGGTCACCCCGATCTATCGTCCTAACCGGCTAACTTGCTGGTTAAGTAGGGAGATGCTCGTGAACATCCTCCTAAGAGACGAAGTAATGCCATTTACGTGAAACCCTTTCAGGTCTAACGTGGGGGCACTACCCATCGCTTCTCGACTTACGATCAAGGATGTGGAACGCCCGGCAAAGCCGGTACCGCCCTTCACATTCTTGTGTTCCGATATCCCGAGTCTTCGGGAACCGTAAGATCCTCCAACGTGCTGAAAGCGCATTGGAACGTCGAGAGCACTGAGGTACGCACCGATAGGTAGGAACCAGTCTGCCACAAAGGAGAATGGCACTAGTTCCCATGCGACCTCCAACGGATTAATCAGGCCGAAACGGCCCGGTATATCCGCAGGATTCGGACGAAACCGCCAGATTGCTCTGTAGTCTCGTTCGAACTCATAAATAATGTCAGCATCCACTCTAACCCCATAGGGTAGATCAGTAGCAAAGATCGGTTGATTAAGTAACGAGGCCTTCGAGTGATCGAAAGTCCGTGCCTTAACCCGCGTCTCCATTGCTGCTGGCCTATCACTTAGGTCCATGAGGGTGTGCATGCTATCTTTGACATCATTCATAAAAGGAGCCCATCCGTAGCTGTATTCGAGCCACGCGTTATGAACCGCGTCGTGAGCATTTCTGCCGTAGTCACGGTCAAAACGTTGGTGTTGGCGCCCCCCCCGTTTAGGGGGGATTGCCGATTTGTGAAACATTCTCACGAAGTTCACAAAATCACCATTTCTGAGCTTTAGCGCCATATGTGCGAGATGAGTGGCACGATTGACCACCATATCCGCAGTCTTCCCCGCTTCGGCGAAGAAGATAGGCGCATTCCACTGCTGACCCTTCGCTCTTTCAATCAACTTCTGGTTTAAATAGAAGCGATGATCGAGTGAAGTGTCAGGCGCGTCGGCAAAACCGGCGCTGATCGGCCCCGTAACAATTGACGTATCACCATAGTAGTCCTTGACCGTCCCCTGTGAAGAGGCACGGACTTTGACCATGTAGGTGTACGGATTGTCTGGGAGCTTCGATCCAGTGGCTTTCAGCGAACGAAAGCCGGGGGTGCGAACCCACGTCTTCCTCACGTCTAACACACTGATTAACGGACCAGTGTTGTGCACCTTACCGAAATACCAGAGGGTCCAAAACCCTTTGTCGATTTTGGTAGTGCTAGCCATGAGCTGAAAGTTTCCTTTTGACTCTCCGATCCGCGAGGATCGACTCGATCTCACGATCGAGGTCTTCCCAGTTGTAACTAATATCAATCCACTTAATACTCATCGGATCGACGAGTACCTCCGCTTCCAAGTAACGTTTTAGACGGCTTTTGGCTATCGAGACGCGATCTGGATTTGGAACAAACGAACCGCGTTTCCTTTTGGGATTCGCGACGGCTGTATAGTGGCTTTCATTAGTCATGGCAAAGGTTGACAAGAGTGCAGATACGATCTGCAACGGGATTCCATGATGGAACTCCTTGGACTAGGTCCAAAAAGCGATCC